ATAGCGATTGCCCACGAACTGCATGGCTTCCCAGTGCTTGGCGTTCATGTCCAGAACGAGGTCATCGAGATCGACCGCATCCATGAACGGGAAGCCCGCGTCGTGCAGGTACCCCGGCATCTCGCCAAGTGCCTTGTCGGTGATTCCGATCTTTGCCACACCAAGACCGAACAGGGCATCGAACACCACGGTGTTCATGCTTGAACGGAAGTCCATCTCTTCCAGAACCTTCGTCACCGCCAGTTGGAACTTGCGGGCGATGGGGCGCAGAGTCCGCTTTTCGGTGCGGATTCGGACTGACGGGTTCGAGGTGACAAGGTTCCGGCGGTAGATCTGCACCGCCATCTCAAGCATGTTGACCGGAACACGGTCACTGGTGACTTCGCCGTTGTAGTGACGCCCCAGAAACGTCTTGAGATTGCGAACCCGCTCCTCGCGGAACGGGAGCATTCGCAGCCGAGACCACTCAAAAGCCTTCGACAGCCTGCTGTATTCGTTTGATTCGTTCACCATGATGAGGCTCGCTTCTTGTTCTCCTGCTGCCTACGGCGTCGGTACATCAGGGAACCCGGAATGATTGCTGGTTTCTTGGCAACCCTATTGCCTTCATATCCCATGGCAAGACACAGTAGAGCATCCGCCGTTGCTCTATCACCATGGTTCATTCTGGCACCGGAGGAATCGCGAACGCTCACGGACCTAGAATGCTCAATGCCTCCACCGTGCATATACACGATTTCAGCACATTCAGCCAATGCTTCTTTCGACCGATTGATGAAGGACTCTGAAAACAACTGTCTTCGATAGTTGCCAAACAGAGTCAACTTTGTTTCTCTGGTCGGTACCCAGCCCATCATCTCGCTCTGCTTCTTGATCGCCGCACCTTCTTTGCGACGGAACCAGATCTCGCGATGGCCAAGTTCGACCACGACATCACCGAAGATGCGACCGGGACCAGCGGCCTCCCAGCACAACAAGGCTGGGAGGCCATGCTGGTCACGCAGCCAACGAGCCAGAGCAACGGCATACCGGGCCAACTGATCCGGCCTCAAGTTGGGTACTGCGAACTCGCCGATTTTCTCGCGAGTCTTCCGGTCCCCAATCGACAGGCAAGAATTGCTTGATCCTGTTCCGGTGGCAATGTCAATGCCGATGGCGTATGACCTGTCCGCTGGCAGTTCGCCGGTCGGATCAGGGTGTGCCCACAACTTCAGCCTGCCCTTCGGTGATGGCTCGAAGTAGATGTCTCTGACCTTGTCATCAAAGACAATCTCGCCACGGACGTAGGGTGCCCGCACGAACTTGGACTGGTACTGCCCCAGCAAGCCAAGGTCGAAGAAGACATGCTGCGAAGCACCGAATGAGATGTCCAGTTCCTGAGCAATCTCAACCGGGCTGGCACAACGCTTGACTTCCTTGTCGTACCACGGCGATCGCGGACGGTCGCCTTCGTAGTACAGGCCATCAGCCTTCTTCGGGTGCAGCGTCCAGTGCAGGCGGATCTGCTTTATCTCTTCATTCTGTGCGACCGCGTGGAACGCATTGTTGGTCCCATTCGGCGTCGAGTTGAAGATTCGGGAGTTCGTCGCGTCACGGGTGGCCGCGAGCGCACGATATCCAGCATCCGTGTCGAACGCAGCAAACTCATCAAGCCCGATCGCAGTTCTTCTATCACCGCGAGCCACATCGCCCGTCGTTGATTCACCGTCGATGGTCGATCCGTTGCCATTGTTGCTCAGCCTCAACTTGGTCCGCGAGAACGAGGGGAGCATCCACCCCGGAAGATGCTTCATGATGAAGTCAATCTTCCAGAACAATGACTTAGGGTTGCCAGCCTTGTCAACATAATCTTCGTTTCGGCTGACCAGCAGGAACGATTCCCCGTCCCTGAACATCCAGCGGTACAGGAACACGCCTACCAGCATCCATGACGCACCCATGTCACGGCTCTTGCTGATGCAAATGTCACTGACACCGATGCTGTTGTTGATGTCAGAGATGGCATCGTCCTGAAACTCGTACGTCACCATCGGGACCACACTGGCAGACAGTCGCGGGTCGTAGGTGAACAAGAACGTGTTCCACCAGAACAGGATGTCCTTGCGGCACAATGCCATCAGGTCAGCCTGCAACTCCCGATCGCCACTGGCGGCACGGATCATCCGCTTCCGGAAGTCAATGTTCCGGATGAGGTCACGCGGGACGATCTTGTGCGGCTCAAGCGTCAATCAGTTCTCCGGCAATCTTCCGTACACGGTCCAGTGCCTCGATCAAACGCTCCTCGTCGTTGGCCGCATCCGCAGCCTCCTCAATCTCACGCTTGGTCGGGATGACAATCTGCTTGAAGATCTGGGTGTAGAACTGGTCCGGGTTCCGCCGTGCCCAGCAGAGCATTCCCCAAGCCGCCACGCTCGGGGCATCATCACGCGAGGCATTATCATTCGGCAGGTTCTCGGCAACCCACTTCACGTTCACGACATCGTTCGATGCAACGAAGGCCCCTCGCGGAGCAGCGTCCTGCTCCGGCGAGGGGTTGGGTGGGGGGAGGCTGTCCCGAGTCTTCTTATCTTCCGCCTTCTGTGCCTTCTTTGCCTTCCACTCCAATCTAACCTCATCCAGTTCTGAAGTCAACCGCTCACGGTTGATTTCAAACTCTTCGTTGAGAATCTCTTCCCGCTCAAGGTAGTGGGTCTTTCCATCGTCCAGTTCCTTCGCACGCTGATAGTAAGCGTCCTTCAGTTCACTGGACTGGTTCTCAAGCCAACGCTTCTTTGCCTCGCGGAACAGTGGGTCCATCCGCTTAGTCTACGAACGGTGTTGACATTGGGCAAGGATTCTCTGCTTTACGCAGTTCTGAGATTGCCCAGTCCACCAACTCGGGACTCCTGACAATCAGCCCGGCCACCGCATGTTCGATGCAGCGGATCTGGGTCTCCTTGAGGTTCAAATCGTAAATATCAGAGATTGCCTCAAAAGTCTCATGAATGGCGGTCAGTGCGGCGATCTCGCCTCTCACTGGCCCGATCGCAATCTGGGGTTTGGGAAAACTGCGGTACTCCCCAAAGTGGGACAGTTCAACCTCCTGAACTACCGGCACCCAAGAAGCACCGATCCATGCCCGTCCCGTTGGTACCGCCATTACTGCCCCCGGAGTATTTCCCTCTGAATGTCTTCCCAGTCCCCCGTCCTCACAAAGATCGGGGGTGGCATACGCAGGTCCACCGCCTGCTCGCTGACCTGCAACTCAAGATGCTCAATGATCTCGTCAACGTCCTTGGTCGAGACCTCGTTCTCCATGTCCTCGTAAATGATGTTGCTCAGGCGGTCCACCGAGTACACGGCGATCTGGAACTTCCCGATGTTGGCCCAGCCCACGATCGCCTCTTCCAGCCCGTCAACAAAGATCATCATGCAATACCCCTTTCTGGCAGTCTAGCCAGACCGTCAGAACCCGTACAGGAAAATGCGGACAGACCGGGGGCCTTTCTCCCGACTTAGGGGGCTTAGCACAAGCCACCAAGCCTAAAGGGAAAAGCACCGCCCAATACTCGCTGAACTCTGCCGCTGTCGGGAGACCCCACAATCCCTCACGGGACAGCCCTAGTGGTGGGGCTTTGAAATGCGGCAGGTGGGTTGCGAGATTTTCAGCCTTTCGGCCTTCCCTATGACTGACCGGTATCAGTCATCTCCCAACGGGCACCCTTGGAACGCCTTTGGATCAGGACTGGAGACCGGATTGGGTACCGGCTAGGCGTGTCCCCGAAACCTGCTGACGCCTCTCAGTGCTTTGAGACGCCAGATTGGGCCAATAATAAGTTGTCTGCAAACCGCTGACCGAGGTTCCCCCCAATCAGCGGCGAGGAGGAAAGAGATCGCGGGCATCTTACCTCGGTTTGTCCGGCACGCAAGCGTTACAAGTTGGAAATTTCACACGGATTGGAGGGCTACATTGTATCGAGACCCCCCCCTACGGGTCGCGGCTAAAGAAGGAACAGGTACCTCTCTCTATGGGGGGGGTCTCTCCTGCCCGCCTACCCTGCGCGCCGAATACTTGACCGAATCCGCCCGTATGCTAGGATTCCGGAGTCGCGGGGAACGTTCCCCGGACATTCGCAACGGCACCGCCTAGTCTAGGCGGTGCCAGTCATCCGCCTAGTCTAGGCGGGAAAGGATTCGCACCATGCGAAACGTGAAGACTATCGTGACCATGTACGTCAAGGTGGAGAAGGACGCGCAGCAGCGCGTCGCGAAACTCTGGAGCGACCTCCGGGAGGTGGACGAGGACGAGCGGAAGCCGTGGCAGCGCGAGGTCGCCGCGTCGATTCGGGAATCGGGAGCGGATCCGAAGCGGTTCAACGGCGAGTGTGCGCTCGCCATGTTCCTCGGCCCCTACGCCGATGACTGGGAGGGTACGCTTCCGAAGCGGTTCTGGACCGACCAGATGCGATCGGCGATCAACTCCGCCGGTGGCCTTGACGAGGTGGTCGAGGATGGCCGTGGTCTGGAGGAAATCGCGAAGGACGCGAAGGAATCCGCCGAGACTCCGCTTGCCCGCGCGAAGCGGCTCGCCGCGGACCTCGCGAAGGTGCTTCCGAACCTCACCGAGAAGCAGCGCACCGCCATCCTCAACTCGCTGACCGCCTGACCTAGATCTAGGTCATCAATCGCAACTTTCACCACGGTACGGGCGGGGTCGCGTGACCCCGCCCGCCGTGACATTGTCTCGCCTAGATCTAGGCGGAAAGGATTCTCATGGATTCGTACACCCGATTCCTCATCGAGCAGGGCGTGATGACGCCCGCTGACATTGACACCTCGCGGGACATCGCCCGGACAATCCGGGACGCCCGGCGGACACCGACCGCCACCGAGCGGGAGACCGGCGAGAAGACCGGGTTCTCACTGGCGATGATCGCTGATATCAACGCCGAGATGCTCCAGCGGGGAGGTGAAGCGTGAAGGGTTGCCGGATCATCGAGCGGCGGAATGTCAGTGACAGCAGGGCCGTGGTTCTCGCCCGAGCCGGAGAGATCTGGCTCGTCTATCGGGAACGCTGCGGGAACTTGCACATGATGACGAAGTGCTACTCGTGGCGAGCAGCGAGGGAGGTCTTCGCTGACTACATCAGGACCGCCTAGATCTAGGCGAGAAAGGAATAGGATCATGAGCAGTGACTTTCAACCGATGAGCCGGATCTTCATCGAGTTCGACCGCATGATTGTGGGAGACGGGATGGAGATCGTCGCATCCGTGAACGGGTGCATCAAGCCGGACGGGGATCCGTCCGTTGCGTACACGCTGCGAAGCAAGAACCACGATTGCGAATCGGCCATCACGGAGGAGATGGCGTGTGACATCACGATCCACATTGTCGGTCGGTCATTCGCAGACTGGGCCGAGTGGAACAGCGAGGTGCAAGAGCAGGCGAAGTACCACCACAATCGCATCAAGGGGATGCGATGACTTGCCTAGATCTAGGCAGGAAGGACTGAGATCATGGATCAGCCACCGTGCGAGAAGTGTGGAGGGCAACGGGCGCAGGACTTCCTGCGCCAGCAGTTCGAGTACAACGATCTTGGCCAGTATGTCAAGACCGAAGAGATTCACCGAGGAGGCTGCTACCAGTGTGGTGCAGCCCCGTACCTTGAAGAAGCAAAGGATGAGATCATGAGCGGAACGTATGCAATCGGCTGTTTCACCAACGGGATTGTGCGATCGGGAGTCGGGGTGGCGGAGATCCCGCCGCACTTCGATGAACCGGGGGCAGCCCCGGTTCCGACAACGTACGTCGATGCCTGTCAATGCGAGGCACGGGCCAGCCGGGTGCCGGTCGGTTCGGGATGGGTGCAGGGAATCGTGAAGGGGTCAAGCCTTGCAGATGCAAGGATGAAGGCGTGCGACCTATTCGCACACATCCCGGAGGACACCGGA